ATTCCCCCGTATCATACCATTGAATCTATGTTCTTTGGAAATATGAGCCCGGATGAGGTAGAGGAAGACGAGGACATAGATGATGATATGGAAGAGGAAGAAGATGAAGATGAAGATGATGACGATGAGGATATAGATGATGATAATGAGGAAGATGACGAAGAAGACGAGGATGAGGAGGAGGAAGAACACAACGAAAAGAAATCCAAGAAATCTCCGCTCAAAAGACAACAACCCCATTCAAAAGTAACCAAGGGTAAAGGAAAGAACAAGTGTCCCTACGGTCATGAATTCGGAGTAGACAATGACAGCTATGACGATTGTGATAATTGCGAAGTATGGGAAAAATGTCTGGAGGCGTCGGAGAACGAATAAACGGGAGTTGATACGATGAAAAGGACAAAGTTGAGCGAACAGGTTGAGGAAAAATTGGCGAAAGAGCCCGAAGAAAAATCTCAATATGATGGGAAAGACGTTACAGTCTCCACTGGCTCCACCTTGCTAGACCTCGCTATCAGCGGGGGCAGATTCCGAGAGGGGGGAATCCCTCTTGGAATTCTGGTGGAGATATTCGGACCTTCTGGAGCTGGAAAAACCGTATTGTTAAGCCAATTAGCCGCCAACGTTCAGCGTATGGGTGGAAATGTAATGTTCCATGACCCAGAAGCCCGCTTAAATAAACAGTTTGCCAGAATATTTGGACTGGATACTGGAGAAATCGAATACACCATTCCTAATACCGTCCCTGAAGTATTCCAAAGTGTTAGAGATTGGGTTTCCCAGGAAGAAGCGGACAAAGGAACTATTTATGGAGTATTCGCTGACTCCCTCGCCGCCTTGTCCACTGATATGGAGATGGAAGAAGGAGACAAGATGGGGATGAGGCGAGCCAAGGAATTCTCGGAGGAATTGCGAAAAACTTGCCGAATTATCACTCAAAGGAACGTCCTCATGGTCTGCTCCAACCAGATTCGTCAAAACCTCGATGCTGGACCTTACGGGATGAAATACAAAAGCCCCGGCGGCGAGGCGATTGGATTTTATTCTAGTTTGAGGCTACGCTTTGGTTCACCTCAGAAGTTGAAAGAAAAGAAGAAAATTAGAGGTAAGGAACATCAAAGGGTCGTGGGCGTCCACACTGAAATAGAAGTGTTTAAATCTTCAGTATGGAAGCCCTACCGAACCGCTGAAGTGTATATCCTATTTGATTATGGAATCGATGACATCAGGGCCAACTTGAGATTTTTGAAAACAAATACCGGAAGCACTGTTTACGCCATTAAGGACCTGAAGCTGGATAGGTCGTTGGAACGTTCAATTCAGATAGTTGAGGAGGAAAACTTGGAGCAGGAGTTGAGAAACGCCGTCATTGAACTTTGGAATGAGATTGAGGAAGGATTCGAGGAAAAGAGAAAACCGAAAGTGTTTTGGTAAATGAGTGGATAGGAGAGGAGGAATATAGATGAAGAGATCGGTACGCTACATTGTGTTATTCTTCTTGATATACTTTTTCATCTTAATACCTTTCATCCAATTCGTCCGCATAGGGCAGGGTATTCAAGAAATTTCCTTCACTCTACAAACACTCCACGAAGAAATTGAAAAGGTAGAAGTGAGGTTAAAAGACATTGAAACGCGCCTAAATAAGACATTGAATTGACGGGAATGAGGAAATTATGGAGAAGAAAAGGAAAATCAAAATTTCATCTGCAAAGGCGAAAGGAAGAAAGTTACAGCAGTGGACCTGCCAAAAGATTTCCGAACTTCTCGGAATCCCTTGGGGAAAAGACGAAATGATAGCCCCCCGGGAAATGGGTCAATCTGGGACAGATGTAAGACTGGTAGGAGAAGCGAAAAAACGTTTTCCCTTCTCGATAGAGTGTAAGTGGCAGGAATCGTGGTCATTACCAAGCTGGATAAAACAAGCAAGGGAGAATCAGGAGGAAGGAACGGATTGGTTGTTGGTTTGTAAGAAAAGTAGAATGGAGCCCGTAGTGGTCATGGATGCGGAGCGGTTTTTTGAAATCGTCCAGCCTTATATACGGGAGTTGGAGATTGAAGAGTGAGGGGATGGAAGTGTTAGCTAAGTGCCGAGTATGCGGAAGAACGCTGAAAGACCCTACTTCAATTAAGATAGGCGTCGGTCCAGTTTGTCTGGGTAAGAAAAGAGTTACAGTCAAAAGGATAAACAATAAAATGGACGAAGAAAACGCTGGAATTTCGCCTCCTCAATTTCACGGATTTGTAATGCCTGAAGACCTTAAGAAAGTCAATCCAGCGAAGGTCTATACAGCAGTCCGGGAAGAAAATGAAAACATGATAACAGTCTCTGATGAAAAAGGAACTAGACCGCTCAAACATATTGTCTATCATAGCCCTACTGGGATGGAATGGGGTTATGGTGGAAGCGGGCCATCTGACTTGGCTAGGAGTATCCTCGCAGATTTTGCTGGAATTAAGGTTGCGGATATGTTCTACCAAGAGTTCAAGCGGGACTTTATTGCGAAGCAACCAGAGAAAGGATTTCAGATTTCGGGACAAGAAATTCTAGATTGGTTGAAAAGGAAGATTCAGCATGATTAAGAAGGTAGAAATAGAAAACTTCCAATCACATAAGAAGACTATACTTGAATTTGTCCCGGGGACGAATGTAATCATCGGAGAATCGGACGCTGGAAAATCTGCTATATTTAGAGCAATTAACTGGGCGATAACTAACCGACCGTTGGGAGATGGTTTCCGTTCAGATTGGGGAGGGGACACAAGGGTTGCGATATATACCGCGGAAGGGGACGTGATTGAACGGATTAAAACGGCGACGCGAAATGTGTATATAATCAACGAGAAGCCTCTTACAGCTTTTGGTTCAGAAGTCCCGGAACAAGTAAGCGAAATCTTACGGATGGACGAAGCTAACATCCAGAGCCAAATGGATGTCCCCTTCCTACTCGCTGTTTCCCCGGGAGAAGCCGCAAGGTTGTTGAATAAAGCGGCTTCAATTGATGACATAGATTATACCATATCGAACTTGAGAGGCGAATACCAGAAGGTTTCCAACAATATAAAGTTCAATGAAGGAAAGCTCAAAGATTATGAGAAGCAAATCGAACAGTATGATAACCTTCCAGAATTGGAGGAAAAGCTAGAGCGAGTTGAAGAAGCGGAAAAAGAACTGGAGAAACACGAACAAAAACTGGTCAAATTGACACAGTTAGTCGCTGAGGTAATACGAATACACACCGAGCTAGAAAAGACAAAAAACATCCAACAAATAGAGCAGAAATTTGAACAAATTTTGAGCAGATATAATCAGTATGAAGAACAGAGGAAACGGTTAGACAAGCTGGAGCAGATAGCTCAGAAGGTAAAGGTCCGGCAGGAATACTTGAAGTCAACTCAATACGTAGAGGATAGCATAGCACTAGTTCAGAAAGTCTATGACGAATACCAAGAATGCCAGACAAAACAACAGACCTTCGTCAAGTTAAAACGCCTAATAGGAAGTGTGGCTGCCTTGAACCAATCCATCCAGAGGATTGAACGGGAAATATCTCAGTTGGAGAAGGAATTCAGAAAACTTCGCCCCAACGAATGTCCATTGTGTGGAGCAAAAATCAGGAAGTAAGTCCGAAAGGAGGGGCTATATGGAGAATCAAAACAAACCATACGCTACTCCATCCCAGGAAGACTTTCTACTGTCTGGTTACAAAGGACTTGTTGCCGCAATGTTGATATCAATGGTGAAAGACTTGGCTATACCCGACAGCGAAATCGAAGTACACCCTCACGATGGTAGAGAAGTAAAGAGGCGGAAAGAGGAAAAGGAATATTACAAACACAGTGCATATACGTTTGTTAGGTCTGAATGGTTTGAGAGCTTGTGTTGGTATATCGATGTAGAACCTGACGTAATTCGGCGGTATGCAATTGAGCGTTACAATGAGAGCGC